TTAGACATACGATTTGATATTAGTTTGCTTTAGTGATTCTGGTAGCAATCTCCATCTTGGCGAGGGTAAACTTTCCTTCCTCGTCCTCAGAGATCTCGACGGTAGTCGGCTTAACACCGATCATCGTTTTCCCTGATGGGAGTGATATCCCGTCGAGGAATTCGTTGCTGTCGAATCTATCAGCAATCACGTCGCTAAGTTCTTCAAGGATCAACCTTGCTTTCCGTCTATCGATTGCTCCTTCAACAATCTGGTATACGAAAAGCGTGTATGCGTAGATTATATCATTTTCCGTTGTAGAAAGATAGGTCGATACATTTCCATTATACGCTATCTCTACAGCAGGCCAAATATTGAAGTCCTGATTCGGGTAATCTTCAACCTGTCCGACACCAGTAGTATTGGTCAGATAGGTCTTTATATACTCTTTGATGATGGTGGCTGATGTGGTCATACTTTGAGCAGTTTCCTTACAACGGCATTGATCTCGCTATTGAAGAACTTTGATATCGGATCTTTCCTATTACGAGCCGTTATATCGAAGAATGGTCGAGCTTGCATGAATCTTGTCCCTTCATGGACATGGAGAGCGTATGGGGTAAGGCGTGACGGGGTGATAATAGCTTGGAACTTTCCGGTCTGATTCATCTGTATCCCACGACGCATAGCACCAGTATCAATAGGACTTTTCCACATGTTTTCCCCAGAAGTGATCACCTTCTTGACCTCACCAGAAGTGAAGACGGCAGCTTTTAGCATAGCATCTTGAATCCCCCGAGCCATTTTCTCGGGAGCTTGCTTGAAGGCTTGTATAAGCCTTGCCTCGTCCTTAATTTCTATACTTATGCTAGACATTAGTTTATCTTTTGCATGGTAACTTTTAAGTAATCTGCAGCAAATCCATCGTTTCTATTCTCAACACCGCCGGATATAACCTTGTAAATGTTCCCGTCACGGTCTTGAATCTTATCTCCTACTACAATATCACGATCCACATCAAGGAAACAGACAAACATCTTCCCGTATGACCCCCCTGCCATAGCTGTTTTTGCCTCTGAGAGTGGCTGTATAGTGGCTTGTAGGGTAGTTGTAAGGGTTGAGTAGCTCTGCTTATTTCCAGCTATCTGTGAGAGCCTATAGATAGCCACAGTGCGATCCAGTAGGAACATAGGTATCAAAGGTTCGGTTTCTTGTACTTATCAAGGACTTTTTTCATGGTTGGATCTTCCTCTGAGGACTTGGCAAAGGTAACAGCATGGTCACCAAGGCGTTCCGATGAGAGTCCTTGGGCAATATTGTCACGGAAAAGCATCTCAACCATCTTCATACAGGCGAATTGGAGATCGTATGGGATAGTATCGTACCCTGCCGAATAGGTGGCACGATAGTTTCTGACCCCAGTTGCAAAGCGTGAATATCCAATGAGCTTCCCTTCGGTATCTACTCTCCAATAATCGGAAGAGTCTACGGTTTCCCATGAAGATGAGTTATCCACAGCACCATTTTTCTCGAGAGAAACGAAGGCAGTGATTGGGTATTGATCTAGGAGTATCTCCTTTTCTCCATTTCCATTGAACTCCTGATTGGTGTAGACCGTGTTCTTGAATCGTCTTCCGCAGTAACTCTCAATGAAATCAGTAGCCATGTTGATAAATAGCTTGATCTGCTCATCCTTATTCGTGTTTGTATACCCGAGGTATGATCGGGTATCGGTAACATTACAGAGTGCGTAGCTTACGAGATCCATTATTTTGTCCTTAATTTTACCCTATCCTTAGCCATCATCTTATTCTTCTTTGGCTTCTCTACTTCCTTAGATACGACGATAGCCTCACCACGTTCAATCATACCGTGAGCAAGGCCATTCTCTACTTCTACTATCTTTCCAGTACTGGTAAGTTTCACTGTTTTCATATCGTTTTGGGGATTAGCTCCCCCATGAGAAGATCATAGGGGAAAAATCCCAGAAACGGACTAGGGGATGTTGGTGAGCTTCTTGAAGTACTGAGGGAACACAACGATACCACCGACACGCTTGACAACACGGATAGCCGTTTTGTCCTGAGTGAAAGTAGTTTCAGTGTCATCAGTAACTTTGACAGTGATGCCCTTTCGGTCACCAATGGCATAGCCTTCTTTGAAGTTTCCGAACATGATTTGACCCTCTGGACAATCATCGTGTTCCACGAATTCATAACTGTTAAGGGTAGGTGGTGTTCCAGCCTGGACGTTTCCATCCTGCCAGATATACCGACCGTTAGAATCCTTGAGTTTCTTGAGCTCACGGACGTTCACGCCGTTACCAAGATATTTGGCTCCTTTGCGGAACTTCTTAGGGAGTGAGTACTCAAGATTGATGAGGTGATCGATTGTCAGGTTTGACCCTGCAATCGACGTAGTACCGATTGAGGAGTTGGTGAAGAGACCTTCAGGCTGGGTAGTACCGTTACCACCCAAGAACGCTGCTTCTTCCTTCTCAAGGATACGCTGGGCGAATCGCTTGATCAGTACAGACACGAGGTCGTACACGGAGTCTTCGATCAATTCATCGGTGAGATAAATAATCGCAGCGAGCTTGAAAGCTGTAAGAGTCTTCTGTGCGAATTCCGCAGTGGTAGTCGTCTTGGTGGCTCCTTCAGCCGTCCAGTACGTATCTGGCCCATTGATGATCTCGTCCAAGGTCTTCGTCTTACGGTTCATTGTAATGACAGAAACCATTGGTCGGATTGTGGCCTGTTGGTAAATTTCTTCACGCAACTTCCCTTCAAATTCGGTTGGTACAGTGTACAATCCGTCAGCATTTACGCCTTCAGAGAGTGCTTTTACCGCTACTGCATCTCGGTTCACGAGTGCAATACAGAATGCCTTGACTTTCTCTTCTGCCGTCAGTTCATTAACAGCCTTCTGAGTGTCTTCAGCTACGAACACCTTTAAGACGTTCGCCTCTTGGCTCTTCGAGACCAATTCCTTGACCTCTGTGAGTTCAGACTTGATATCATCAAGACCGAGTTCAGCACGGATCGCTTGAGCCATTTTCACAGCTTGCTCACCGAGAGCCTTCTCTTCTGCTTCGAGTTCTTCTTTCGTTTTACTCATAGTTATTTAGCACCCCCTTTCTTGGTAGCTTTGGCTACTCTTAAAAGCTCTTGCATGGCTCCGGTTGCCTGTTGCAGCAAACGAATTTCCTTGCTAGTCATCTTTTCCTCGACCTGCTCACCCTCTTCTCTGGTTTCTTAGACGTTGCCGTCCCCAGTGGTGGATTCTTTTCCGGTAATCACCGATAAGAATTGTTTGAATTTGGCCTCTCGCTTGGCCATCACATCATCGTCTTCATCCTCGTCATCGTCTTCATCGATCAATGCTTTGAGATCTCCTTTGCCTACTACGGCATCAGTTCCGAGCTTCGTGATAATCTTAGCCATTTCTTTCATCAGTGGTGAGAATTCAGAGGCTGGTACAGATTCGTTCCAATAGACGGAGAAGAAGGCATCGATAACCTTATAGAGCTCACGGCAGTTGTCCTCTTTTATCTGCCATTCAGCAGGGGAATCAAGACGATCCTGAATAGCACCCTTTTCCTCTACGGTTGCAGCAACAGCATTAGTTCCTTCCTCTTGTTCCTGTTCCTTCTCAATTGCTTCCACTTCTGATTTCAGCTTCTCATCGAGCAACCACTCCTTACAGAGAGCCACAGCAAGGTCATTGTCGGTGAAACTCTTGGCATAAACAACAGCCTTCGGGTTAGCTGGTACAGCCACAAGAGAGATCTCGAGGAGCTCAGCTTTACGGGTGATGTTCTGGTTTTGTGGATCAAATTCACGTGGGATATACCCAACTGAGAAAGTATTGAGGATTCCTTCCTGAACGAGTTGGTAAGCTTGTTTTGCCTCTTCCGTAGCCTGTGAGAATACCATCTTAAACATGAGCTTTCCCTGTTCTACACCAATGTCAATGGCCTTTCCAATAGGGAAATTGTGATAGTTGTGATGGGCAAGAATAACAGGGTTTGCTAGGAAATTTTTGAGATCCCAACCATTCTGATCGATGATATCATTGTCACGGTCTGGATCAGCCGTTGAAGCGATACCAATTACTTCACCATCCCTTCTCTCCAACAGTCCTTTGAGCTTTTGCAACATAGCTTTTTATTTATGGAAAATATAAAACCCTCGTACAGACTCTCGTAGTTCTGCATGAGGGCTTTCTTAATCCCTAGCAAAGTTGATTGAATTTTTTATAGTATACCACTACCTACCTATTCTCTGCAACTGAGTAAAGTATTTTCGATACTGCCTTGTACTGAATGTGGAATGAATTTCGCTTTTTACACCTTGGACAATCCTTCACTATGGTCTCACCATGATGGAGTTCTTCCTGAATCCTTTCTATAGCATAACTACAGCTTTTGCAAAACAGTGTGAACATGGCATCACTTTTAATTTTTAGCTTTCTTCTCCATTCGGTGTATATGTTTTACCTCCTTGGCGTTCTTCTTCTTGTACGCAGCAATACTCTTCTCATCGCCAAATACAGGGACGAGGTCACAGCGACAGTTAGGATGGAGTGGTGGAGTAGATACATTGTCGAAGTCAAAGGAAAGTGTTCCGCCTTCAGATCCAGCCATCTCTTCTCCCTTATCCCAGTAGTTATCCGATATGCCAGTGGTCTGACCATCCATCTCTGAGCAGAACTGGCATACACGTTCATCAATGGCAGTTATCCACTTTTTACTCACAGCCCCAACTTCTTCGTATACGGTCTCTTGGGCAAAGCCAGCAGCTCTTGATACCTCTGTTCGAGCAATAAGCTCGGCTCGAGAAGGATCTCCGAAGTATTCACCGAGCATTCCACGAAGCTGTGCAATATCGCCACCCTCTTCATTCCACTTCTTGATGATATCGGTCACATCGTTTCTGGTAGTTTCTGAGGTTGACTTACCAAGCCGGAGAACCTCTTCCTTGAGGAACCGTCTCACGATCTTATCCTGGTCATCGAGTCGCTGGTCTGGGATTCCTACAAAGGCATAGGCCAGAGCTGATTCCTTGAGGATCGTATCTTGAATGAAGGGGACTGATATCTCAGCCATGATCTTTGCTTCCTCCTCATCATCAAGATTGTACTTGGCTGCCTTCTTGCGGTAACTCTTGAACGATCCTTCGATCTTCTCCTGAACCTGCTTGAAGTAAGCCTGAATCACGAGAACATAATCACTCTCGATCTTCTCGGTAAATGAGATCTTCTTTTCGTGGTAGCTCTCGAGCTCTTCCTTTGAGTATTCTTTGATGATAGCCGTCTTAGCGTTTGACTTCATTTTGAGGAAATCCTTCATGACAGCCACAAAAGGATCAGATTTCATCTTATCCTTCTCAGATTTCTCCTTTTCAATATTGCTTCCCTTGAAACGGTTGATGATCATCGGGTTCCAGTGCTTTCTCATCTTCACTCCGTCCTGTGGAGTACCATTGGCTGGCTCAGGCTTGCTGTTCGGATCAATAGCAGATGGATCGGTCTTAGCCAGTTCTTCCAGTGGTGGAAGTTCCATGCGAGCACGAATCTCATTCTTACTGATGATACCTGCATTG